TTAGCTCATTATATGAATGATCCTGAGTACATTGACATTGTGTTGCATGGTGATCCACATACTGCTAACCAGAAAGCTGCAGGTCTTGCAACAAGGGCGCAAAGTAAGACATTTATCTATGCCTTTCTTTATGGCGCTGGCGTGGAGAAACTAGGCAGTGTAGTAGGAGGTACTGCAAAGGATGGCTCCAGATTACGGAGTCAGTTCCTGTATAACATGCCCTCTCTGTCTAAGCTTATATCCAAGGTACAGAAGATGTCTACAGGCGGTGATATACGAGGGCTGGACGGACGGCGTATTCTAATACGACATCAGCATGCCGCCCTTAACACGCTGTTACAAGGTGCAGGAGCCATTGTCTGTAAACAATGGAGCATCTGCATGGATCACTACATAAGACAGAATAAGCTTGACGCACACCTGGTTAATACGATACATGATGAACTGCAGTACGAAGTCCACGTAAGAGATGTTGATGCAGTACTCTTAGGTGCTGACAAAATGATGCAGAAAGCTGGTAAAGATCTTGATGTAAGACTAACACTTAACGCAGACTCAAAGGTAGGTGAAACATGGGCAGATACCCACTAGAGGAACAACAAGGACAACGAGCGGAGACATGCTTCAAAGGTCTTGCAGAAAGACGAGGCTACACCGTTATACAAACTTCTGCAGCTTCTAACATACGCGAACACATTGATTTTATATTGGCTACGGATGATGCTCCTGACAAAATAGCAATTGACGTTAAAGCTCGTAAGAAAGTTTCACGATCCTCTAACGAATACGATGATGAAAACGTATGGATCGAGTTTAACAACGTAAGAGGAGATCCAGGTTGGCTGTACGGTAAAGCTGACATGATTGCCTTTGAGAGAGCTTCTGACTTTGTGCTGGTGGATCGTGAGAGCTTGAGAGAGTACTGTGAGGCAACGGTATCCCCTGTGCTTGTTAAATCCACAGAAGAAGCTATTTATAAGTCTTTTCAGCGTGAGGGCAGAAAGGACATTATCAGTCGAGTACCCATGAAGGACATCATGCATCCATATTCTTTTTCAGTAGGTATAGAAATATGGAAAAAAGAGGTTGACAAGGCTGCATAGAGGTCTATAATAGACATATCAGATAACATAGATAAAGGAGTAACTTCTATGATAGTACGTGGAAAAGCGCAATGGGCGCATGTTTTTGAACCAAACGAACTTAGCGGAAAGTATCAGGTTGACATTTGTAACCTCGATAAAAAAACCGTTAAGGATCTTGAAGCTGTCGGTATTGACGTTAAGACAGGTAAAGGTGAGAAGGCTGAGAAGGGACGGTTTATTGTAGCAAAGTCTGCTAAGTATCCTCCTAAGATTGTGGATAAGAGGGGTGACCTTATAAAGGCCACTGTTCTTATCGGTAACGGCTCTGAAATTAAGGCTTCTATTCGTCCTTATGAATGGAACTTTAAAGGTAAGGCTGGGGTAGGCGCAGGGCTTAATAGCCTTATGGTACTCTCCTTGGTAGAATACGGTGGGCTTGATGATCTTGACCCAGAAGACGATGGGGAGGATGACGACGAACTGTAAGTAGGTAGAGTTCACGTTCCGATGGTAGGTTTGGGGCAGTCAATAGGGACTGTCTGCACTGGGGCGAGGGATGGGGCCACCAGTGCTTACTTTTACATATGAGGTTAACATGAAACAAAAGATTACTACACTCATACCCGATATTCATAAGCTCCTTACTGATGGGAAAGAAGGCTTTAGTGAAAAGAACATACAAGAGTTCTTTCAAGCTTTACGTGCAGACATAGAAGAGTTTCTATCTCCTGAGACTAGAGACAACAAGGGACGCTTACGGATGTCTGCTATAGGCAAGCACGACAGGCAGCTATGGTACGAGTTTAATGACAAAAAGAAGAAGCCTGTATCTTCACAACTAAAACTCAGGTTCTTCTTTGGTAATCTTGTTGAGTCTTTTATCCTATTTCTGGTGCAGGAAGCTGGTCATAAGGTAACAGATCGTCAGAAGGAAGTAGTCATAGACAGTATTAAGGGACACATAGATGCCAAGATTGACGGCGTGGTAGTGGACGTTAAGTCTGCTTCTGACTTTGGTTTTAAAAAGTTTAAAGAGCATACCCTGTTTAGGGACGATCCCTTTGGATATATAGGACAACTGAGCGGTTATGTACAGGCAGAGGGAGGAGACTCTGGATACTTCCTGGCTTACAATAAGAGTACTGCAGAAATGACCTTGGTAGAGATTGACGAATTAACAATGATAGATGCTCAAAAGAGGATCGCAGCTTTAAAGAAGGTTATGAAGCAGAAGGACGCTCCAGAGAGATGTTATGCTGATAAGCCAGAAGGAAAGAGCGGCAACAGAGTTATTGACGTAAACTGTACCTTCTGCGATTATAGGTATGAATGCTGGGCAGACGCTAACGGTGGCGAGGGTCTTAGAGTTTTTGATTATAAACGTCTTCCTAAGTATTTCTCCCATATAGAGAAGGAGCCACTGGTTGAAGAACTGCTGGTATAAATAAATGAGCTACAAAGGAATACATCAACCTTGTCCAGACTGCGGCAGTAGTGATGCTCTAAGCGTTAATTCTAACGGCAGCACATTCTGTCATTCCTGCAGAAAATATACAAGACCAAGCGCCACAAGAGAGCTTATGGAAGAAATTGTAGAAGAGGAGAAGCGTATAGTTCATGCAGAAATAGACCCTTCTATGCTTCCTGCTGGACAGAGCGTAGCCCTAGTGGAACGTGGTATTACAAAGGAAACATGTGAAGCTTATGGCGTTACTGTGAAGAACGGCGCACATTACTATCCGTACCACAACGAAGATGGTGAGTTTATAGCTAATAAGGTACGAACCACGGATGGTAGTGGTAACAAAAGATTTAGAACTATGGGTAACTGGAAGGACATAACTCTCTTTGGCGAGAACAACTTCAACGGTAAGGGCAAGTACATCACAATATGCGAAGGTGAACTTGATGCATTAGCAGCATATCAGATGCTTGGCTCGAAGTGGCCTGTTGTTTCAATAGCAACTGGAGCAGCTAGCGTTCAAAACGATATTGAGAACTCCTTTGAGTTTCTTATGAATTACGATAAGATTGTTATATGCTTTGACAGTGACAAAGAGGGAAAGAAGGCAGCGAAGAAGGCTGCAGAATTGCTGTCTACTAAAGCTCGTATTATGCATTTAAAGTTTAAGGACGCTAACGATTATCTTATTAACCATGAACAGGTTAAGTTTAAAAGCACTTGGTGGGACGCAGAGGACTATGCTCCTGAAGGAGTAATAGCAGGAACAGAGCTATGGGACATTATAAAGGAACCAGATGCAGAAGCTACAGTGGATTATCCCTACAAGGGTATTAATCTCCTAACTTACGGTATTCGTATGGGAGAGTTAGTAACTGTAACTGGCGGCACAGGTATGGGTAAATCCAGTTTCTTGCGTGAGGTTACAAAGCATATCTTTGACAATACAAAAGATAGCATAGGTCTGCTGTTCATGGAGGAGAACCCCAAGAGAACAGGAAAGGGGATAATGAGCCTTGACCTGTCAACACCTTTACATCTTCCTGGTGCTAAGTACTCTGAAAGTGACATAGAGTTTGAAGAATCTTATAAAAGGACTGTAGGCTCTGGTCGTTACCACTTTTTTAATCACTTTGGCTCCAACACAGTGGAAGAAATACTTTCTCGTGTAAGGTACTTTGTAAAAGTTAATAAATGTAAGTATATCATACTGGATCATATCAGCATCATTGTAAGCTCTCAACAACATGCTACTGATGAGCGTAGAACACTAGATGAATGTATGACCAAGCTAAGAATGCTGGTGCAGGAACTAGACTTCTGTTTGTTTCTAGTTTCTCACCTTAGTAGACCTTCAGAACAGAAGGGATCTCACGAGGAAGGACTGAACATGTCTCTGCGACACCTCAGAGGATCACAAAGCATAGCCCAACTGTCCGACATTGTACTTGGATTGGAAAGGGACGGTCAGGCAGATGACGTTAGAGAACGCGACACAACTCGTGTACGTGTTATGAAGAACAGGTTCTCAGGTCTTACAGGCTTGTGTGCTAGTCTTCTCTATGATAGAACTACAGGACGTATTATAGAGAAAGAGTTAGACCTACAACCAGAGAAGGACGATGACGATTGCCTTTGATTTCAATGTTCTTTGTTACAGATAACGATGTTCTGGACAATTCAAACTGCATCTTTATATATGCAGATAACCGTAAGCAGTCTGGTGATCCTTCTGTTAACAATAAATTCAGAAACATGGAGAATGCTTATCCCATCATACTGAAGAACTACGGAGGAAGCGAGGCTGCTTCTTACTGGAAGGATGATGATTTTGAAGTATTTAGAAACGAGTTTACGCATTCGATGGATAACATTAGGAATCTTATGCGCCGTAACGCTGTTGGCATTCTGTGTCGTGAATCAATAGATCACGATATCTTTTCTGCCTTGACCATAAGGGATTACTCTGTTCAAATACATGACTACATGTTACCAAGTCTACATTCCTTGTACCAATCTTTTACTCCTAAACTACCAAGGATACCAACATGATTATATTTTCAGTGTTATCTCTTGTGGTTCAGCTTTTCATTGCTGATAACAGAGAGTTTCTAATCAAGGCTAACGACCAGATGCAGGACGGAGCATCCTGGTACTACGTTGGTCCCTCCGACCTAGACCCAACAGCACTCTCCATACCGCTGCAGTGCATAGGCATGGATGGAGAGCCTTGCGGAGAGAAGTACATTTTATTTAAGCTGAAGAAAGAAGACAATGACTAAACGGTACAGATCAAACTTCGAGAATAACTTTGCTACGTTTCTTGAGTTGAACAATGTACGGTATGCCTACGAGTCTGAGAAGATACACTTCACACCCAAGACCAGAGTGTACACTCCAGACTTTCACCTGTTAGACTATGACATGTTTGTAGAGACAAAGGGACAGTTTGTAGCATCAGATCGTGCCAAGCATCTTCTAATACGAGAGCAGCACCCTGATATTGACATTCGGTTCGTCTTTCAGAATGCTCAAAAGAAGCTTTACAAAGGAGCCAAAACAACGTATTCTGATTGGTGCAAAAAACATGGATTTCAGTATGCTCAAGAAGAATTACCTCGTTCCTGGTTTAGAAAATGAACCTGTTAATGGACACAGCAACAGTATGCCTTGCTCTAAATGTATACTTTGAAGCCCAGAATCAGCCGATTGAGGGGCAAATAGCAGTGTCTCAGGTCGTTATGAACAGAGTAAGGGACGCTCGTTTTCCAGATGAGGTCTGTAAGGTGGTCAAACAGGGCGTACATTCAAAGAAAACAGGGCTACCTCTGCGCTGGAGATGCCATTTTAGCTGGTACTGCGATGGTAAAAGTGACAAACCTGTGTACCTTGATGCTTACAGATGGGCGCATGTTGTAGCAGAACATGTTATCTCTGGGAAGTCAGGAGATCTAGTGAACGGAGCTACACACTATCATGCAACGTGTGTGTCTCCAGATTGGAACATACATAAGACAAGAGTTACACAGATAGGTGACCACATATTTTATAGATGGGAAAAATGATGGTTAGATCAACGGACATAACAGGCGAAGAATTAGATGCCATCATCGCGGAAGAGAAAGCATTTCTAAAGGAGGATCGCGTCTACCTTATACTTGAACTGGACGACAGAGGTAAAGACCTATTCTCTATGTTCTGCCTAGACACAACTACAAACAACAAGGACGGTACAGCAAACATATGTCAAATTATAGGACGAGGTATAACAGATCTAATCTCGTACAGTGGAGAAGATGTCTATGACTTTGGAAAGAAGCTGCTTGAGCAGGATGCATATGAAAGGGATAATGTAGTTGCTCTTGATTCCTACAGAAATCAGAAATACAGAAAAGATATTCTTGCTACTGATGATGACGATGACGACAAGGAAGATGATGACGACACAACAGAGATAACTTTTTCATTTAAAAAGAATGACGATGACGATGGAGATAAAGACGATGGCTGATGAGAACTTGGAACAGAAGGCACAGGACACTAAGGAGCTACTGGAAGCCCTTACAAAACCTGCAGAACCTGACACAGTTAACAGTCCAGAACACTACAACATGCTTGACATAGAGGCTATTAA